AATTGAAAAACCACCAGCTTCAATAGCTCTCAGTTTAATCAGATCATACGGATCTCTTACAGGATCCAAGAACAAAGGCTCATTACCACAACGGATAGTAATCCTACCCCAGAACTCATCATTATCTGGACGAAGAAGTTTTACCTTATTCCAGAACTCAGGATCATCTAGGTTAATGATATTAGAAGCAAGTTCTCTTTCAAGTTGTGCTACAGTCTTGCGAATGTCTTGAATAATAGCATCTCTTTGATCATCCGGAAGAAGTTTAACTTCTGGAGCAAACTCATTGAGTCCAGTCAAGTAACGCTTAATACCATTAAACTCTAAGCAAGCAAGTTGCTCTTCATGATAAACACCATCCATGAGAGACATTCCATATTTCTCAAGACCCATGTTGGTTACGGTTGGTTCAAAGAACGGTTTAACAGCAACTTTGTTGCTCTTAGATTGTTGATACTTTTCAACGATTGTTACAGATGACATAGTGATTATTGTTGGTTAATAATTGTTGGTTTTGGGGTTTATCACTAATTAGTACCTGGAGAGGCTGCCGACCTCTAAACTTGTTCTAGAAACAAATCTGCTGGCATGCACAGGTGAAGCATCATAAATGATGCACGACAAGGTAAAGGTATAAGGGGGTATTGCTACCCCCTCTACCCTATTTCTTATTAGAATGATCCGCCAGTAATTGGGTTTCTCATAACAATTTTCAACACTTTAGTAGCGTCTTTAACCCACAGAGCAGGCATGTTTTGAGTCATGAATACACGGTATCCGTTAAAGTTACCAGAAGACTGGAAACCTTGACTGCGTCCCATGTAGTCCATAGTACCATTCTGATAGAACCACTTCAATTGGTTATCCCAAGAAAGCTTCAACAAGTAGATGTTGTCATTACCAGTTTCGGTGATGTCAAATACTACAAAGCTGTAAGAGCTCAAGGGGTGACCGTCAATCAATGGGTTTTCAATGTCGTTGGTATGCAAGTTGTCAAATGCAGGATTCAAAACAAACTTAACGTTTGCCAAGAATGGAATCACATAGCTAGTGAATGCAAAACCGAAGTTAAGATCCATTGCACTAGAACCAGAGATCGCATTGATACCAGACTTATCACCATTAACTACCATACCGGTAAGACCAGTTCCGAAAGCTTCTTTCTTAATAGCCTCGTTAACAAGCTTCATACCACCTAGACCAGTTTGTACAATGATCTGACGCTTGGGGTCTGGACCTTGTAGTTCAACACGACCTTGGTAGAANTTGTACAATTCAGCCTTGAACATATCAAGAGAGAAAGAAGACTTGTTGTATACACGCTTGAAAGAGTTATCAAGCTGCTTCCACAAACCTACAGACAGACGAACATCATCTGGACCATCTTGACGTACACGTCCACCATGACCCCACATGAGGTAAGTTTCCATGTCAGTAGCAATCTTAGACAGGTGAGCAGCTTCAAGAGTGGTCAAGAAAGTACGGTTCAAAGAGCCATTTGCCATAGCTTTCTTTACGTAGTCTTTACCCATGCGGCTAGCCATCATCTCCAAAGAAGTGATAGAAGGATCAATGTTCTTGTCAAAGTTTCTCCAGATCTCAGTTACAGGTACAGAACCATCTTGGTTAAGACCACCTTTGATCATCATATCAGCACGTGAAGAAATGCTGTAGTGTACGTGAGCTTCTGCACCTCCTACGAAGTTGTAGAACTCACGGAATCCAGCACCGAATTCTCCGATATCAGAGAAACGCTCACCGTACTCACCACGTGCAGAACCTTTACGGAAAACTTTAGTACCGGAAGCCAGGTACTTGTTCTCCAAGAACTTCACGTTGTCATTATTTACAAGCTGTACAGTGTAAATGAAACCGTCACCAGCAGGAAGAATATCTTCTGCAGTGATGTACATTTCAGCACCGTTGTACTTATCGTAGGTAATGATATCACCGTGACCGAAAGTACGCTTGTTAATTTTAATTTTGAAGGTAGTACCGTCAATACCCTTAGAGGTGTTGCCAGTCTCAATGTCTTCAATGATGTAAGGAAGGTCTTGAGTAACAGGAACCTGCCACTTGTACTCTCCTTTAGCATTGTCAACCATGATAGTATTCTTACCGCCGAAAGAAGCCATTTGATACAAAGGCATCTCTACCTTTTGTGCCATAGCCCACAAATCAACTGGACCCATGTCCATCGGCTCAGCCGACTTCAACATGTTTACCAGGTGGTAAGAATCTACATGGCTGGATGCCTGATACTGAGTATCTCTTAAAAAGATACCGTTGTTTAAAACAGGTGTTGCCATTTTAAATATAGATTAAGTTAATGAAAAAAAAATTAATAAAAAATTAATAAAAACGTATTACGTTAGTTTCTTTTAAAGATATTACCCGGACGAGTAATGGTTCTTCTGTTTGGTTCGTCATCTCTTGAATTAGCAGCAGTAGAACTTGTTCTGTTTGATTGCTCAGTCTTAAGTTGGCGTACAGTCTTTTCAACTGCTTTACTCTTACCAATCTCCTGCACTTTGTTTCTGTATCCTTCTGGATCAGAAAGCAACCATGCAGCTTCTGCAATCAATCCGTAGTTAGGTTCTACAAACTGATACTTCTCCAAGAGGTGACCTAGGAGGTTAGTCTTTTTACCTGACATGTAAGACGGGTAGTTTGGTTGTACCAAACCTTGGTAAAGATTAGCTTGAGTTTTCTTATCAAGCTTAATACCATTTACCTCACCCGGCTTAAGAGCTTCATATACATTTTGCATGTATTGACGAGCAGCGGCTTCTTGCTGCTTTTTCATTTGCTCTTGCTCTGCAAGTCTATCCATAAGAATTCCTTCTTGCATTGCGTCCAATTTCGGCTTAAACTTTTTAGCTTGTTGTTCAAGTTTGCCAAGATCTTTCCAGGTATCAATTTCTTCAGAAATTTCTTCTGAAGTACCAAAACCTGTATTCAAAAGATATTGTCTAATAATTTCCTCTTGTCCAGACTCAGATTCAACAGACAATTCACGTGTCTCTTCTGCTTCTGCCAAGGCTCTAAACAAACCTTTCATATCTTGACCACCATCAGCAACATACTTAGCAGCATATTGGAGCTCTTCAGGTAGTGATTCAAAGAACTGTTGAGGAGTATCCTGCCTCACTTTATTTTCTCTTTCCTGGAAGTTTGCTTCTAAAAGCTCTTTCCAGTCAGCAACGGTGTACTCATCAAAAGACTTGTCATCATCAAATGGAATAAGAAGTTCTTCTTCTACCAATTTAGACATGACTTCTACAAGTCCTGACTTGTCTACTTTCTTACGACCCGCTTTACTGGGTTCATTATCTTGATTATCAGTGTCGTTCAAGATGTCATCTAAAGTATCACCCGTATCAGGGGTAGCTTTAGCGTCATCAGCAACATCCGTGGTATCCTCGGTGGTTGCTTTTCCATCATCAGTATCAGTATCATCATCTTCATCAATGAAGGAGAGGTCTACTGATGCCGTAGAAAACATATTTGGTTTCTTTGGCGTAGAGTCAGGAAGAACGATACTGTCAGAACCCGGTGCACCGCCAAATAGATCATCAAGATCAATATCTACTTGGTTAACGGTGGTGTGGTCCGTGAGGTTGGTTTTATCGTCGGCCATTATGTCAATGTTTTGGTTTATCTCACTAATAATATACGGATTGCAAATTAGATAAACTTATAAGATTTGCAACCGTTTACTGGTTTAGTCTAAAAAATTTGCAGTAATAAGGCTATAGTTACTTTTTCTTTTGTTGAACATCGTACTTATTCTTATTCTCTCTAGCAACCTGAAGCTGTTTTTCTGCAATTTCACGTTGTGTTTGCAGTCTTTCACGCTCAATACCCATCTTGTCTTGATGCATGGCACCCTTATTAATTTCTGACTCTCTTTTAATAGTCATTTGTTCTCTATAGCGATCAGTCTCACGGATATCTTTTAATGCATCCTGGAAGTCTGATACCTCATTCTTATTAATGTCTTGCATAGAACCATATCCAGCAGCTCTAATTTCAGCAACTGTAATATCCTTCTGACGATCTTTATCAGCTTCTTCTTGCTCAAACTGCATCTTCATCATAGCCTCTTGCTGACGAGCTTGAATTTCTTGCTCCTTCATTTGCTGCATTTGCTGCATTTCTGCTTCTTTCTGACCAAGTTGCTTAGTTTCAGCTTCTTTCAGAATACGTGAAACCTCTGCAATGTTATCTGATTTCATAATATTACCCAGGTCATAGATAGTTGCTCCGGTAGTATTATTAGTCATTGCAAGCTGCTTCATCTGCTCAAGAACTTGTCTATGGTTAGCTTTAGTAGTGCAGAATACATTAAGATCTCTAAGAAGAAGATCTGTACCGTTTAACTGAAAATTAATCTTCTCATCAGCAGTAGTAATGTACTGAAGACGAACTGAAGGTTTATTACTGTGGTAGTACTGTGACAGGTCTGTACGCATTTGGTGTACGCGTGGCATTAAGTAATCAGAGTGCTGAATGAAATAGATCTCTGTTTGTGCATATGAGCTTTCAAGAGATGCTTGTACTCCGGTAGCTGTTTGCTGTTCTAGTGGACTACCCATGCGTTGCATGTTAATACCAATAGACTCAAACGCTTGGTTCTTAAAGTAATTAGCCAGTTGAGTTCTAGACATCAAACGATTTGTCTGCTCAAGGCTAAGAACTTGATAGTGTTGAAAGTTCAGAGCATTCTCTGTGTTTGTAATAGAAGTATCCAGAGGTAACATCTGGAAGTTCTTCATTGCCACAAATGCTTTTGCCAGGTTGTTCTTACCCCAGTCTTCTCCCAAAGAGTGACGAGGTAATGCATTTTGGTCCAGTAGGATAACTGTACCAAGTTCATCTACAAGAATGTCAGCAATCTGATTGTTTACAATGTTATATCCAATCTGGTAAGGCTTCATCAAATCTACCAAAGATGTTGAACGTGTGTTACGATCTGAAAATACAGCACCTTCAACCGGTAGTTTACAACCGTACAACGTATTATCACCCTTAAACTGAAACTTAAGTCTTCCAACTTTAGGTTGATTAATACCAATATAGATAGGATCAAGACCAGAAAGATTCTTCTGACCCCAGAATGTAGGAGCATTAGGTCCAATCTTTACACCACCCCAAGTTTCATTAATCCAAATCCACTCAATGTGTTCACCAAATACAAGATTCTCTTTAGTCTTGTTTTTGTTAAATGACAAATTGTAAATAGGCTTCTCGGTAACCTTAAAAGTCTCATCTACAATATCTTGTAGAATTTCACCTTCCTCAGTAATCTTAGTTAGGTGACCAACTCTACGTTGTGACTTCCAGTAAACAGTAGTAGCACGAAGCATAAATGCTGTCTCGTTATCAAACATGTCTTCAGATTCATTAAGAATCTCATTTACTACATCACCTGTGTATGAGCTATTTTGATATGTAGACATAAATTGTCTATAACCAAGAGAGCCATTCTCAATACTATTGAACTCGGGGCTCTTAGTAGCGTCATAGTAAGTTCCATCGTTCTGACTTCCTCCAATAGGATATCCTGCAGAACGTACTGGATAAATAGCCTCCAATGACATAAGCTGATCTTCAGTCATCAGATAACCGTACTTATCAATAATATCAGATACGGTCATCATATCCATCTTACCTACCCAGTTACCCTGAGAAATGTAACGGATATCTGGAGACTTGTGATAGAATGTAAGGGCAGGATTCCAAAGTTCAATCTCATAGTCATCCTCATTCATCTTGAAGTGCCAGAACTCACGGTCTGCAATAAGCATATCACGGAACCCGCGCTCTTCAAGTTCTTGCATTTTAAATCTTTCCTCGTCAACCTTAAGCTGGTGCATTGCCCATTCTTCTATAAGATTGCGGTAATCTTTAGAAAAGAAATCTTCAATCTCTGGAAGACTCTTAAGATTATCTCTATTAAGAACTTGCTGTGCTTCCTCTGATTCAGGATCAAATCCTTGTGCAATCAAATTAGCCATCAGTTTTTGCTCAGCTCGTGAAAGCAATGTTTCTTCAATCATTGCTCTCTTCATCTCCATCATTTCATTGTAAGAGATGTCATCTACTGCACGGAATGTTACACGTGAATAGCGTTTAGCAAACTCACCTGTAAGTACGTTAATTACATTAGGAATAATGGGATAAAACTTAATCTCAAGAGCAGACTGATCCTCTTGGATAAGTGTATCTACAAGATCTGCATATTCATTATCAGGCTCAATGATATAATCTGTTTTATCAATAATACCTTTTGCAAGCTTATAGTTTTTAAGAATACGTCTTGAATTTCTTCTAAGTTGTTTAATGCCCTGCCACTCATGCCAGTCCATATTCCAAGCAGCCCACTCTTCATCTTTTTCTTTTCTAGGAATAAACTGAACAGGCTGAATCAGAGTACCAGTCTTACTGTATTCCGCTTTGGCTCCAGCTTTAAGATCTAGTGCATTATAAATCTTCATAATTCTTCAATTGTGTTAAGCACATAAATTGTTGTGTACTCCATATCTGTTAATTCATCTATGTACACGTACGAAAAAGATGTGTGATCACTTGTAGAAGTAATAGTCGTAAACATTATCTATAATTTTTGAATGGATTACGAGACTTGGAAATAGATGATGCTCCCATATGTCTAAACGGGCTCATTTTTAATTTATACAAATTATCTGACTTTTCCAAACCTTTGATGGTAGATTCTTTTCTTTTTGCATATCCGCGATTAGATTGTTGCACTTTTGCAAAAGCAATTAATGCAGCAAACGCTACTAATCGGTCAACGTTAAGGCCAGGGTGATATGCCATCATTTCTTTTAACAGCATAGGATCTGAAATACGCTCTACCCCATAAGTAGTTTTTACAATACCCCCGTCTGCTTTTGTCACTACATCAATTTCTTCTTTGAGATACTCAATTGCATAAGAAAGCAAATGACCCTTAAACAAGTTACCGGTATTTTTCCAACCATATTCTTGAAATACGTTAGCATTAGAACCAATGTCTTTTAAGAAAAGCATCTGACTCTTAGGTACCAAGTATCTCTGCTTACGTCTAGAGATCATGTATTGAAGAAACAGAGATACGTTGTTCTCCACAACAGTCCATGCGTTATACCATTCAATGATCTTCTCCAACATCTGGTGAGTTTTGGTTAGATCATCATATCTACCACACCAAGAGGCTACAATTTTATCCTGCTCAATAAAGCTCTCTATGCCGTTATCTGTCTCACGGGTAACCTCCACTGGGTTCTTGTACACAAAAATGCTACAGAGAGACTCTGAGGTGGTTGTTTTGCCCTCACCCACGGGGTCAACAGATGCATAGTATGTAGAAAACTCTGCATTAGCCACCGGTCTTTCATAAACTACAAGAACCCCCGTTTTATCTTCTGTTTTTTTAGAAATAGGAAATTCACGAATCGGCAATTTTCTTGTGTCTTTTGCTACGATTTTTCCGTCTTCTCCGTATTCTAGTTCTAAAAATTCAAAAGGATACTCTTTTTCTTCAATTCTTTTTAATTGAGCTGTAACAAGATTAGTGGGGAATACAGATACTTTTCTAAAAGCAAATGCTTCCTGAATATTAGTTGGCTTCTGAGAAATACGTAGTTGATACTGCTCAGGTGCTAAGTCCTTCTTCCACCTTTCTCTTTCCAAGTTAATTGCATCAAGAGCAGATTGCACAAGTGAGTTACCAAACTCATCAATAAAAGGAGGCATGCTCCACTGCTCAGGAATAAAAAGGCCAGCAGTCCCAATGGTGCCTTGATCATCAATGAGATTAGTCTCAACAGCATAGATATCATTTACTTCGGGGTTTAAAATCATTTGTTTAAGAGGCTCACACTGATCCAGATCACCCACAGATCCTGCAGCAATAAAAGTACCAGTAGTAATAAAGCCAGACTGAACAGCAGGACGTATATACTCATACGTCTTATCCATCTTAGGAGCAATACCAGCTTCTTCATGAAAGAAATAAGTTACAGGTCCACCAACACCGGTTGTTGCATCTTTATCAAATGAAAGACCCTGGATCTTAGACATAAGACCTTTTTTACTTATACGACCACCAATCCGTACTTCAATCTTTTGTTCCCACAGCAGAATTTTGTTTGGGTTATTAGGTCTATACCACGCGGTGTGTTCATTTACAAAGTTTGCATATTCATCAAGAAACTTCCATGAACCCTTGTCATTAATGTAGTCTTTTAGACTTGCGCCAATCTTACAGATAGAACCTTCTTCAAACCAGTATTGGTTGATGAGTTTACCCATATGAAAGTAAGATGATGCAATCTGACGTTTCTTTAAAATAGCAACATGTTTAAATGAAAGTTCTGCTAAGATCTCATACATTGCCATGTGATACTGAGCATCACGAACTTTTGCAAAACCGTATTTCTTTTCTTCTTTATCATAGATGGGTAGGAAGTTAAGCCACATGTAATAATCTCTAGTAAGATACCAGGTGGTTCTTTTACCCACGAATATTACACCATTCCGACACTTCTTTTTCTCTTGATCCCAATAGTTTATAAAGTCTTTGGATCTAAACGGAGCATCCGTGTAGTAACCTAAAGAATTAAATTTATCAGATTGTTCTTGAAAAAGTTTAGAACTCTCATCAAATTCATACTGCCCCGGTTCTTTAAAAAGTGTAAGCAAAAAATTTCTGAAGTCTTCTCTTGAATCAAAAGAAGTTTCAGTCCACTCACCATTTCTATATGTAGGTACAGTAATAAACATTACTCAATAGTAACTCCTTCAGCAATAGCCTTGATCAAGATTTTAATATCTGGTGCGGATAAAGTCTTTATAGAGGCTCTATCACTAAAATAATTATTAGAGTCGTCCCTTGTAAAAACATACCAAAGCTTTTCATAAACATTGTAATGAAAAAGATAGTCGTGAAAGTTATCGTTCATAATTGATCATATGCTAGACCCTGTCCACCACGGACAGTAGTTTTTTGTTCATTTTTCAAATCACTATAAGCTCCCTTAAATGAGTTGCGAATCTGTTCAAATTTAGCCGCAGCATTAATCAAAGAGTTTATATTACCGTCTCTACCATGCTCAATATCAGTGGTTTCCATGTACCGAGCAAGTCTATCAAGCATACTGGCAATACCCTTGTATGCACGAAATGTAGGAGTTTCATACAACTTTCTACACAAATCCATTGCTTCTAAAATCTCAGGATCTTCTGTAGAGTAATCCATATTAACTTCTCTAAGAACTAATTCTTCTTTTTCAGACTCCAGTACGTTAAAAAATGGATTGATATCCGGATCTGGGCAAGTCATGTAAAAGATGTACGTATATACTTTAGGTGCATTTTCATTATACGTATCTATAATCTTCTTCAGACTTTCTAGTGTATAACAGTGCTCAGAGGGAATTACTTTACCGTTCTGTACATCGAAGAGTCTTATTATCATTTGAATTTAGATTTATTATCCTGAAACCACTTGACTAGTGCAAGGACTTCATCTTTAAGATATGGAATATCGTAGTATATAACGTCTTTAATAACAGGATCTCCATCAATGTTTGTCTTTAAAATAGGGTATCCGTTTTGATCTTTACCCTCATCCTGAAACATAATATGCTGAATCATCAATGTACCAGGCTTAAGCTTTGGGTTATGCTTAAGAATCATGTAC